ATCAGTATAATGTTCTATCCAATTAGGAAATAATGTAATCTTACCTTTACAATTATCTGATGGATATGTTTGTCTAGTATATGGATTTACATAATGTGTTTTAGTATCATAATCATCTAAACATATATGACCACCGAGATATGTGTATTCACTTGTCCAATGTTGATGTTGTTTTAACTTTTCACCCTTGCGAAGAACATTTGCCCAACATTGAACATATATTTTATCTTCCCATTTAGTATTATCAAGTGTTGTAATATAATTATCATGTGCTGTTCTAATAATTTCACGCATATAATATGCTTCCTGCCAGTCAAGAAGATTATAGCAATTAGATCGTGATGTCATACTATTAGAACCTAATCCAGTATTCCAATCATGTGTATATGGATTGTTATTAATTACTTCTCGTTCTTTTGATAGTATTGTAGATTTAATATCCTTTAGATCTATATGATCTTCATACATATCAAACTTAAATACTGGAGCAAAAATAGTCTTTGCTGGTTCATTTTCAAATTGTATAATATTCATAGTGTTAAAAACTGACTCATTGAATATCTTCCCATACCATATTCATTATTTGGCATTACTACTTTAGTAACTTCATGCCACATAATAGCAGGGAATATTACCATAGAATTATTTAAACAAGGAATTTTATATTTATGTTCTAATATTATATCACCACCAGTATATGCTTTTGGTTTCTTATGGAACCATGTTACTGCACTAATAGTACAACCATCTACATGAGGTTTATAATAATCACCATCAACAAAATAATGTATCTTTGTATTATCACCTGTAGACTTTCCAACAAATCTAAACAATGGATGATACTTTGCTATTTCTGTTGTAAATTCTTTATCAAATAATACTCTATTATGTTTTAATATAATAGACATATTTCTATCTTTATATGCTCTATCAAGATAGACACCTTTACCATGTTTTAATACATTACCTTCTGGATCATATGCTGTTTCAGGTCCATCAGGATCTTCTGGATCTTTATATCTTTCAATACTTAAAAGGAAATCTAACTCCTCAAATATATCTGTTAATTGATCTTTATTATATACATCCCTAACCCATATAAAAGGAAGATCATTAACCTTATCAAAAAATATATTGTACATTATCAATCTCCCTCACATTCTCCCATGTAAAAACTAAAGCATGAGAGAAATACATTTCTTTTGGTGTCATATATTTTTCACCATCATCTTCATTTATTTCATAACAGAAGTTATACATGTTACCTGTTCTTAAACATAATGCAGATGTAAACTTACCATTAGATGATACTTGTTTGTCTTCTATCTCTTCTATTGACCCCAAATCTGCCAAAATATTAAACTCTTGTTTGAAAATATCCCATAATGATTCAGTCAACGGTAATGTATTAGATACAATCCATTCCTTATCAATCTTCATAGGAAGATCAACATAGTTAGAGAATGTATACATTTCTCGTGCATTAAGTAGTTGATGAGTTGCCATTAGAAATAGTTTATATTAATGTTTGCTCTAAACTGTGCATTAGTACAATTTGTACTATGATGTTTAATTGTTGGATCAAATAATATCATTCTATTCTCAATAGATTGTATCTCTCTACCATCAATAACTGTAGCACCATCACATGTATTAAGAGAAAATAATGCTGCTGCATGAGGATAATCATAATCAACATGATCCTCGTGATGAACTAATTTATCTGTTCTAGGATACATATTCATCTTTACTCTTACTAGAGCACGACATTGTATGAATTCTAGTAATGGTTCTATACAATGAAACTTATTACTTGTTCTTTTATGTTCAGCAAATATTAAATGTGTAAAATATAAATTCTCTTCATCACGAACACCAGATATATTCTTCTGATGAAACCAAGGAACTGATTGAGAATCTAACAGTTCATCCTGAATCTTTTCAAATAATGGTCTTGCTAAAAAGTTATCAATTACCTTTGTAGTATCAGTCAAAATTACCTCCATAATTATATCTCCAAGAACTCTTTATTGAGTGGTAGAGTAGGATCAGAACCATACCACATTGATATTGTATATCTATCATTCTTAAGTACATTACTAACTGCATGTCTATATTCTAATCCATCAAATAATATTGTTCTACCTGCGATAGGTTGGACATCTATACCATGAACTATAGTATGTCCACCAATATAATTATCATTGAGATATGTAATTGATGCACCAGTAGTTGTTGGTCTTGTTCTATCATAATGATACCCTTTTGCTGCACCAGCAGGATACTTAACAATCTCTACATTCTGTAATACACTAAATCTATCATCACCAGATACTTCAGATTTAATTTCCTTACATAGATCAACAAACTTATAATATATGTCTGGTAAATTTTCTCTACCAATACCAAACTTATCCATACACAACACTCTAGTTTCATCCCAGATATATGTACGCAATATATTAGACTTGAACCATTCAATAAGTTCAGGTGTAAGATCTATTACTGATTGATTCTGTGTTATGTAAATCATTTAAATGGATACCCCAAATGCCACATGACTAATGAGTACCTAGTCCCCCGTGTCACGGGAAGTACTCTATGTAATACAAAGGATGGAAACACAACTAGAGACCCCTTACAGTCGATTTCTGTGCATACCATAGTCTTCTTTTGTTCTACTTGAAACTCTAAATCACCACCTTCAAATTCTTGAGGATCATTTAATAATAGAGTACAAGATAATTTTCTATATTTACCTTCTCTTTGATCTTTATCTGTGTAAGGTTTACTTGCTTGGTCAGGATGCCAATCATAAAATTGCCCTTTATTATATACTGTAAATTGTGCTGATTCTGTATAGTCCCATTCAAAATTCCAACCTGCCTGTTCATTTGCCCTGTTTATTAAAGGACGTATTATATTAAACACCCAAGGATCATTTATCCATGATACATTTGAGTTCCTAGTCTTAAGAACATGCTGCTTATCTTCTTCATTATATTCACCGTCTTCTTTATACTTGTACTTGGATGTCATTCCTAATTGAGGAATTTTACCCTTTCCAATACTAATAATACGATCACATACTTCAGGTTTAATGATACCCTTGAAGTACCAATAAGAATAATCTAGTATCATTTAACCCCCATTAAATTCTGTATAATCAAATCCTTCTAAAGTATAAGTGTACCACCCTGTAGTTATATACTTAACTTGAGTTGGAGATGTAACACCACGATGAACATGTGTCCAATCACAGGGCCAAATGACAGTTAATCCTTTCACTGGTTGTAACTTTAATCGTTGATGATACCATTCAGTTTCTCCACCATCAGTGACAGTATTTAAGTAAGTCATAAACACTAGATGACGTAAAGAATTTAGATTCTTTGGAGAACTTCTTTCCATGTGCCAAGCAAAGAATCCTTCACTTGGTTCATATTTTTGTATGTTAAAGGTTGTATTCAACCCCCACATATTATGACTTTTAGAAGACCATTCAAATTTTTCAGTATAATTATCGCATACTTTTCCTAATTCTGCAAGATATGTTTGTACTCTAGGATCTTTTGTTCTTGGTACAACAGTAAGATCAGTAGATCTTTTAAACTCTGGATCTACACCACGACCTGTTTGTCCTGCTGTTTTGTCAGGAGACTCTTCAAAGTAGGATATTAAATCATCACACACTGATTCATTAATATACCAACCAGCAATAAATTCAGTTGATGGTATTATACATTGCCTCATAATATCATATTAAATGAGATTACAATTTTCTCTTCACCGATTTGTGATTCAGTACCATGTTGTAAATCAGCAGGAAATAATAATAGAGATCCTGGTACACAACTATACTCTGCGTAATTATAATTATACTCATTCCATACTTCTGGATCTGGAAGCATTGATGGAGTGTTAAAGAACTTAATCTTATCATCCATAGAAGATTTCACATAATATGCACCAGAACATACAGAATACCCATGCATATGAGGAAAGATATAATCTCCTTTGTAACTAATATTTGCCCAACAATTACTAAACCTTAAAGTATCAGTCTTTGTATATCCAATTTGTTCCAAAAAATAACGAGATTGCTCATAGAAGACTTCACGCAGACCTTCTAATTGAGCAACCTCGAAAATATTTTTACTTGTTTTATGTGACGAATCTACATTTAATGTAGGAGTTCTAACAGAACCTACCCTAGCAAGTCCTTCCTTAATTTCTTTTTCATAAGTTTCCAACTTATCATTAAAAATATTAGGACGAAAATACACCGCCCTTGGAAACCAAGAATGAATTACACTTTCCATAACAAAATTCAATCAGTAATATTATATCACTGTTTTACCCATTTTGCACTAACTGTGTCGTAAGAATAAGTTAAAGGTTTCTTCTCTGTCCTATCACCATTGACATATGTCTTGGCAGTATCATCCCAATCCCAGTCCTGTATAACAGTTAGTTTCTGGTTTTGAGTTGAATAGTCAGAACTATCTGTAAATTCTAAAGGATTACCAGCATTATCTGAAGTTTGTCTGCCCCAGAAAGGAGTAACCCACTGCATAGTATCTGTATCTAATACAGTCTGTTCAGGATACGTTTGCTTGGGAACAAATGCCTGTCTTACATAATCATACTTGCCACCTTTAGTAGCATAATTGTATCTAAATGGAGTACCACCATTAGCATGTTCTCCACCAACAGTGTTATATGATGTCTTCTTATAATCGAAGATACCATCAGGATCAGGGTAGATACTCTTACAGAATTCTACCCCTACTGATTCTTGTTCAACACCATTCTCATCTTTACAGTCTTTGTCGTCAATTACGAGAACATCAACGACATTTCCTAGATTGTCTATTTTTGCGAAATGTGCCATAGTTTTAATTCTGATACTTGTAACGGACAATAACTACTCCACTACCACCATTGCCACCTTTAGGCATAGGATAGTCACGAGGATCTTGGTCGCATGCACCACCGCCTCCTCCACCAGTGTTTGTAGATCCAGCAACACCTTGTTGAGTAGGTGATGTTCCACCTGGACCTCCTCCACCAGATCCACCTTCGGGGTTGTGAGGACCACCTGGATAGTTGGCACCTCCACCACCTCCACCCCAAGTTTGTGATGAACCTGAAATGTTAGTTGTGTATCCATTCCCACCTCTTGCAGGTCTGGAGTTTGGTCTATTATATCCATTCTCTCCTGATTGAGAAGCACCTCCTCCTCCACCAGAAGTTCCGTTCTGTGAGGATGCACCTCTACCACCACTGTTTCCTTGTCCACCTACACCACTACCGCCTGGTTCGTTATATCCATCTCCATCAGTTCCATTACCTCCACCAGATCCACCAGGATATCCGTTTTGGTCTTGCTGACCTCCACCACCACCTCCAGTAGCAGTTTGAGGTCCAAAATTACTATTTCCTCCGTTAGATCCCATACCATTACCAGTACCACCAGTACCACCACCCCCAACACCAACAGGGTATGATCCAGCAGATACAGTATAGTTGAATCCGTCAGTTCTTAAGACACCACCAGCACCTCCACCTCCTCCAGATCCGAAGTTACCGTTTAGTCCAGAACCAAATCCTCCACCGCCACCGCCTCCAGCGACGACCATGTAATCTACATTATTATTTGCAGCATCAGAAGCAACTGCACTTATATTAAATGTTCCACCACTATTGAATCTATGAATTCTATAATCTCCAGACTCGGAAACTGAACCTCCAGTAGCAACAATATAAGAAGCAGATCCACTTGCTGCCGTCCATTCTGTTCCATCCCAAATTTCAATAGCACCATCTGTACTATTGTATATCATTAGTCCTGTTGCAGGACTACTAATTGCGTTTCTTTGTGCAGTAGTATAGTTCGGGAGATTTAACGCACCCGTCACATTTAAAGTACCAGCATTAAGTGTTGACATAATTCTTTAATTTATGAGTCTGTCCATTCATTACCACCTGAACCAGGTTTTAGTAACTGTAATTTTTTATCATTAACTAACCAAACAAGAGTACCAACAGCAGTTTGATTTGCCTCTGGTAGATCAGAAGATGCTGCAAAAGTTGGTAGACGCACTCCAACAGTAGGAGTAGCAGTTGCTACAGTTAATTTTCCTGTATATAGTTGTCTAGTTGATGATGCCATAACTATGAGTTACTGACTATATTTATGTATATTAGATAATTGTCCAAATTGCACCAGTTTCAATAGTAACAGTATAAGAGTTTGACACTGTTATAGGACCATGACTAAAACCATAAGTGAATTTAGCATCATTATTAGCAGTAGGTCCAATAGTAATATTTTCAGCAATAGTTGTACCATTACATCTAATAATACTATCTTCTCCTAATGAAGGTCCACCACCTGCTACTTCAGTCCATCCAGCAGAACCAGATCCATCATCTGCTACATAAATTTCTGCATTATCAGTTGATGAATTGTACCTTAAGGTACCAGCAGAAACACCAGTTGGACGTTGTGCAGTTGTACCAGACGGTAATCTAAAGACACTATTAGTATTTAAAAAACTAAAAGTTGTCATTATTGCTTCAGTTGAAGTAGCAATCTGGTTGCCACTAATTCTTGCTATCGCCATTAGTTACCTCTGTCCTCCAATACTATTTAGATAGGTAATTCCACAATATGCACTGTATCTGATGATAATGGAGCATCACCAGAACTGAACACTACGTTAGCACCAAGAGCATCAACAGTATAGTTTGTTCCTGCTATTTGTGCTACACCATTTAAAAATACTAACAAGGAATCGTCAGTATGTTGTATGCCACCAGTATAAGTTGTGACTGCAAATGTAAGTGTTGATCCATCACCAGCATATGATTTAGTAATATACTTGGAAGCAGATACACCACCACGTCCAGTTACAACTAAATCACCATCTACTCTTACAGAACCATTGACATTTGCTCTATAAGTTGCAGATGGAGCAACACCAAGACCAACATGTCCAGTGCCATCAGTTGCAATATTAATATTACCAGTATCAGTTAAACCAAACTCCTTCCAGTTACCACCATAATATATCCAACCAAGTGATTTACCTGGTGTCCAGTTAATGTTATAGATTAAATCACCATCAGAAGGTGTAGTATACCAAGTAATATTTGAAAGATCAGGTAATCCAGTTGCTAATTCTGGTGCTAGTAGTGTTGTCTTAACTACAGTACCATCTTGGTTAAAGTAAGAGAATCTCTTTGTTTGAAGGTTATCTGTGAATGTAGTTAATCCTTGGAATGTAACAGGACCAGCGAATATAGATTCTAACTGGTTAGATGCACCACCAATTACGGTTAGTTTATCTGTTAGTACCAATTCAGAAAATGTTTCAATAGTAGTATTCTCTTCACCAATAACATTTAACTG